CGTTATTGTTTCCTGCGTATACACAAGAGAACTTGGTGTATAGAGTTTATCCTGCTGTGATAAGCAATCCCGGTCAGGTACAGGCAACATACTTCAGATACCCTAAGGATCCTAAGTGGACATATGTCACCCTATTGGGTGGTGAGCCGTCATTTGACCAATCACAGCCCGACTATCAAGACTTTGAGATGCCGGCAGAGGATGAGTTCAAATTAGTAATGAAGATCCTTCAGTACTGTGGCATGTCTATTCGTGAGGATAAGGTGGTGTCATTTGGTATGGCACAAGAACAACACGAGCAACCTACATTCAGCCAACAACAATAATAGACTATGACATATATTTCAGACTATCAATATTACACTAACAATAGCACCTCACCTGAGGATGCTAATTGGGGGTCTTATCAATACGTGAGTCTATTTGATATCGTCAACAACTTTATGTTGATGTATGCGGGTAACCACTCTCTTGTTAATAACGAGGAGCGTTATAAGGTTTTGTTTCACGCTAAGCGTGCTATTCAAGAGCTGAACTACGATGCCTTTAAAGAGATTAAGGTATTAGAATTAAACGTGTGTGACCAACTAAGATTTGTTCTTCCTCCTGACTATGTCAATTGGGTTCGTATCTCTTTGTATAAGGATGGGTACTTGCGACCATTGAGTGAGAACATTCAAACGCTTTCATCAAACGCTTATCTTCAGGATAATAATTGTAATATTCTATTTGATGAAGATGGAAACATACTAAGACCTGAGAACTCTACTATTGACTTCGATAGAATACATAATACTAGTAGAAGTATTTACTTAAATCCGGGAAGTCAATTCAATAACCAAGAGGGATGGTTTATAAATGGAATTTGGTATTTCAGTTATTCATTAGGATCTCGCTTTGGATTAAATACCGAGACAGCTAATGCCAACCCTACCTTTAACGTAAATCAAAAGGCGGGTGTTATCAACTTCTCTTCTCATATGGCAGGAGAACTGTGTATCCTTGAGTATATCTCTGACGGCATGGAGGGAGGGGATAACTCTTTGATTTCTGTAAATAAGTTGTTTGAGAAGTATGTTTATGCCTATATTCAATCAGAGTTATTGAGTAGCAAACTTGGTGTGCAAGAGTATGTGGTGATGAGAGCAAGAAAAGAAAAGTCTGCTTTACTTCGCAACGCAAAAATCAGAATGAGTAATATTCATCCGGGTAGACTGTTAATGAACCTTCGTGGTATGGATAAGATGATAAAATAATATGGCAAATCTTACGAGGAACTTTGTAGCGGGCAAGATGAATAAGACGTTCGATGAGCGTGTTGTTCCTCCCGGAGAATATATCGACGCGTTAAATGTACGTATGGGGTCTACCGAGGCTTCAGAGGTGGGTGCTCTTGAGAATACCAAGGGTAATCTTCCGCTTACTACATTGTCATATAATGGAACTGACTTGAGCAGTGAAGCTCGATGCATTGGTGCATTTGAGGATGGCGCCAATGAGACTATCTATTGGATGGTACACGATCCAAACTTTGGTCCATCACCTACAGGTAAGATTGATATGCTTGTATCTGTTAACGTGCTTACCTCTACTCTTACCTATCACTTGATAAGTACTGATGATGGTGATGGTGTTAATACTACATTGAATTTTAACCCTACTTATTTAATCAATGCTATTAACAAGGTAGATAACTTGTTATTCTTTACCGATGATTATAACCCACCTCGTTTTATAAATGTAAATAGGTCATACCCTACGCCTAATGTTTCAGGTGTTGATTACAATGGTGACGCTTATATATTTGCAGAGGCTCTTCAAGTTATTAAGAAGCCTCCATTCTACGCTCCTACTGTAGTTCCATATATTACTGTCGAAGGTGATGAACAGTTTTTAGTTGAAAGATTTATTTGCTTTGCGTATCGTTGGCGTTATGCTGACAATGAGTATTCAGCTACATCTCAGTGGTCTGATATCGCATTCTTGCCTAATCCTTTTGAGTTTAATCTTGACTCAGGTTTAAATGATGGTATGACAAACGCATTTAATGCGGCGACCATTACTTATCATACAGGAGGGCCTCTTGTTGTTGGCATTGACCTTCTATTTAAAGAGGCGAACAGCAGTGTTATCAAGGTGATTGAGAAACTTAACAAGGCTGAGTTAGGTCTTCCTGACGCATCGTTATTGACTTATAACTTTGTCAATAGTAAAATCTTTACTATACTTCCTCAGTCTGAGATCCTTAGATTGTACGACAACGTACCTCGTTTTGCTAAAGCTCAAACCGTTATGGGTAATCGCTTGATGTATGGTAACTACGTTGAGGGGTATAACTTAATAGACTACAAGGGTAATCCTACAAGATTTACATATTCAGCAGATCTTGTGTTTGAGGATATAGGAACTAATATTCTTACTTCTTATACTAACTCAGGAAGTTATAGCTTTAGAGGCTTGCCTAATTTTATAGCAAATTCAATAACTGTTGTTGAATTAATTGGTGTTGATCTTGTTGAGGGAAGTGTATTAAATATAGGGCTTACAATAAATCACTCTATGTTTGATGGAGATGCGCCATTCCCAACAGATACTACTGAGAATATAGATTTATCTTTTTCTTTTTATCTCGCTACTTCATATGCATCTGTGTACGATATGGTTACAAGCCCTGAGTTTGTTAACGCCGTCGGGACTGCTGCTAATATACAACCAATTTACACCCCTATACCCGGTCCTACATCATGTGACGGGGATACTTGGACAGATATTTTTAACTGCGCTATACCAAATACTCTTAATTCTTTATTTAAGTATGCAAGTGGTATCACAGGTTATTTAAACCAACCTATAGCTATCTACTGCGCGCCTGGAGATGAGTTTTTTCAAATTCAACTACCCGCAATGTTGTTTATAGATTCATATCCCGCAACTACTAAGCAAGTTGTTGAGTATTACGAAGTAACAAACACAGAAGCTTTTTTTCAAACAATAGCTAACTCAAGAAGTCTTCATAGTAATAGAGGATATGAGATTGGTATTGTGTATATGGATGAATTTAACAGGGCTACAACAGCCTTGGTGAGTCCTATGAATACAGTTGCTGTTCCTTGCGGAAACTCTCAATATAAAAACTCAATTCAAGTAACAATACCTCCAACACAATTAGCTCCATCTTGGGCTACTCGATATAAGTTTGTTATTAAAGCTGACGGAGAAAACTATGATACTATTTTTTCAAATATATACTTTCAAGACCCTCTTACTAATTCAACTTACTTTTTAATTGAAGGTGAGAATCCTCGTAAGGTAAATGCAGGTGATAGATTAATAGTTAAAGCAGATGCTAATGGACCTAAGACAAGTTGCACGTATGCTACAATACTTGAAAAAGAAGCTAAGCAAGAGGATTTTATAACCATACCAAACGCTACAGTTCCTGCGGGAACTTATATAAAAATCAATGCGAATAATTTTTCTGCAATTACCGATAACGATTCAGTTATTAGCGTACCAAATGTAACAGCCTGCGTAAAAGTTGGATGGCAAGACGACTATCCGGTAAACTATTATCAGATGAATAAGTATAATGGTACAACTTGGGTTGACTATGATGTTCCTGCAGGAAGTATAATTATTATGAAGATTAAGCAGGAGAGAAGAGGCACGGGGAACGGGTCTTCTGACCGCTGTGAAAGAAGAATATATACACTCAATAAGCAATATGTATCTACCGCCAACTACACCAATATGAAAGAGTGGTGGGATGGATCTAATATAGAAGATACTTTAAATGATGGTATTCAAGATGTGGGTAATGTTGATGCGTGTGACATTTCTAATAGTTATAATCCAACTCTCGGAGACGCATTGGTAGGAATGACTTCTTTTGCGGAATGTGTAAATTACTATCAGTTTTTTAGAAACGCAGGAACAAATCAATTGACTTTAGCTGTAACAGGAACAAAGAGATGCGGAGGTGTAGGTAATGATGATAAAAGGAAGTCTTGTGTTTCAGTTCAATTTACCGTAATAAGAGCTGACAATACTATTATATTTGAAACCGAACCAACAGACACTCTACCTGATGTATTCTTTGAGAACAACTTATCATTTGGAGTAAATGGCGCAACGGGAGATCATAATGGTAATATTCAAAACCAAGATATAGCGGCAGGTGATCCTGCTATTATAGATACCGGCTTCTTCAACTGCTTCACCTTCGGCAATGGGGTTGAGAGCTACAAGATAAGAGACTCTATCATCGGTAGAACATTCAACTTGGGCGAGCGTGTGACTACTGTTGCTGCTCAAGACTACAAGGAGGCTGACCGTTTTGCTGACATTACGTACAGCGGCGTGTACAACGATGAGAGTAATGTGAATAAACTCAATGAGTTCAATCTTGGCCTGCTTAACTTCAAGCCACTTGAGGACTCGTTTGGTCCTATCCAAGTATTGGACGCGAGACAGACCGATGTGTTAACTCTTCAAGAGGATAAGATATCTTATGTCCTTGCAGGTAAGAACTTGCTATCAGACTCAGTAGGAGGCGGTGCAATATCATCTATTCCTGAGGTACTTGGAACGCAGATAGCACGCGTTGAGAAATATGGTATCAGCTACAACCCTGAGAGCTATGTTCAATGGGGGCAAGACCGGTTCTTTACCGACGCTAAACGTGGCGCTGTCATTCAGCTGAGAGGTGACGAGACGGGGCAGCAGCAATTGAGGGTTATCTCTGAGTCGGGTATGCGTACATGGTTTAGAGATTTGTTCAACGAGTCTTTCAACACACAGAAGCTTGGTGGCTTTGACCCATACTCAAACGAGTACGTGCTTAGTTCTAATGACCAAGCCATACCTTCTATTGAGAAGTGTATTGACTGTGGTATCATCAGGACATTTACAATTGAAGACATTAAGGGAGATAAGATAAAATACTGCGTTGACTTGGGCTTTGCGGTGGGTGACGTTGTGATTACTTACAATATCATTAGCATAGCCCCTACACAAGAAATTCTAATAGGATATGACTACAACGGAACGTCGGGAGGTACGGGATATACAGATGTATCAGGAACTTTAGTTTTTAACAAAGACTCTAATAGCGTAAACTTTGTAGACATTGACGTTATAACAACAGGTCAAGTAACCTTAGAGGTTATCGTTGCTTGTCCTTCGGTAACCATCCTATCTTTGATTGAGGTAGTCTTGACAAATAATAGTGACGCGGGTCAGACTATACATGCAGAGTACTACTATACAGCATCTCCGTATGTATCTCCCGTTCAGTCTAACCTTGTCACCTTTGTAAGTGGAACCTCAAACCCTCTTGTGTCAAGATTTAATACGGTATCCGGCCCTCAAGGCACTGCGGGTATCCCTACTGATGGAAGCACAATGACTATTGCCACGAACAAGATATCGGGCGATACTTTTGTTTTTGATCCTGCTTCCGACACGTTTAAATACTTGCGTACTAATACCGCTTTTGATAGTAGTCCCGGTGATATAACCACCTTGTTGTCGTTAGCCAATACAGCTACGCCGTTATTAGGAGGGGGAACGTATAACTACGCTAACTTTAACGTGGGATCGGCAGATAGTTTCTTATATCTCATTTGGGACTTTAGAACAGCTACTCCTGTTGAGCTTTGCTATGACGCTGAATTTATAGAGGGTGTGTGTTGCGCTTGCAACTCTTGCCAAGACCCTAACTACCCAACATGTTCTACGTCAATAGCATATGCCTTTACGGAAATGGTTATTGGATATTACACATGTGCTTTTGGTCCCGTACCATCAACTACCTATACCGAAACATTTATTTCCGCAGGAGTTGATTACACTTTCTGTTGGTCAAGTTGGTTTACTCCACGTATAGTATCAGGTGAGGGAAGTATTGAACTAACTCAAGAATGCGGGTGCAACGACTAATTAAATTAAAAATATGCCATCAACTTATTACATAAACGGACCAACACTCAGCTCATCAACAGCGATCTTTACAGACGCTGCCATGACAACCTGCGCCCCTGATGGGTACTACGCAGACGGTCCTATCGTGCGTCAGCAAGTAGATTGCGTATTACTACCCGCACAAGAATGCCCTTTCTGTGGGATTGATTGCGGAGATGCTTCTTTTGAAGGACCCGTAAATCAGGGGGTGTATTACATGAGCGTTTATTTGGGAGCGTCAACCGGACCTGTCATTATAAAATTTGACCCACAAGATTATCCAAATGGAATCGAAGTTACATTTGATAGCACAGTATATAATACTGTCGTATCTCCTTTCTTTGGCCTTCTATCAGCCCCTGCAGGACTTCCTGTCTTTGTTGGATTGGACATTCAAGATTGTGGTATTGTTGGTACACATACTTTAGAGGAGTATGAGTTCAGAAGCGACTTATCGTTTCACGATTTAGGTACTACCGACGTGGTGAATGTAGCTACATCGCAGATGAGCCTCACATACTCATCACCGGGAGTTTGCACGATGGTAATAGCAAAACCAAATACTACCCCCGACACGTTATTGGCAAAAGTAATATCACCCTGCGGTCTTGACTCTTTTTCTTTAGATGTAAAATGTCCTGACGTTGAAAGCGTGGTTACAATACCTGGCAGTGTAGGTGGACCGGGTGAGTTGATATGTGGATATGAGGTAGATACAGTAGAATACTACTCAATACCTGTCAATGGTGATGGCACTACGCTTGGTTACTACGACTTTATGTTTTATGACAGCCAATGTACTGTGCCTCTTGAGGATAACTACTATCTATCAACAGTATGCCCCGCGCCTAATAGTTGGTTTAGAATAGAGAACGGCATCATTGTAGAGTTCGGTGAGTGCGGAGATACGTTTAATTACAGCGTAATAAGATGCACTGATAAGCTTGAGATTGTAATAACGAGTACTTATCCTCTTACGTCGGGAGATATTATTTCTCTTACAGAC